CCATGAAGTGTGGTAATTGTGCGGCATTTGATGTAAGTGATAAAATGTGGCAGTGTATTGAAGATGGCATCAAAGGCGACAGCAAAGAGGTTGATGCTATGGCCACAATACACAAGGCGGATTTAGGTTATTGTAACTTTCATGCCTTTAAGTGTGCTGGAAGTCGTTCGTGCACCTCGTGGATTACCGGTGGCGCTATAGATAACAAGGACAGAACAGAATGAAAATAACTGACATACTAGAAGGCAAGTTTCGCAGCCAAGATATAGAAGAGTTTGTACCACAAGATAGTGACCTAGATAATATTAAGTCAGAATATCTACCAGATTGGGAAATGTTAGATCATCGTACACTACAAGCCAAGTATGTGGCCAAGGATCATAGACACGCACTAGAGTTTGTGGGCTTTGTAAACGAGCTATCAGAAAAGATGGATCACTTTGCTGAAGTCACGCAAGATGTAGCAGAAGTCACAGTTAAAACATCAACCTTTGATGTTAAAGGTTTGACAATTTTAGATTTCAAACTGGCATTGTATGTAGATTCTTATGCAGAAAAAAATGACATAGAACAGGTACGTATGCAAGGTAACTTTGGTATGCACGAAGGCAAGAAAGATGCCTGCTACAACAAGGTCAAAAGCCGTGTTAAGGTATGGCCGTCAGCCTATGCTAGCGGACAGTTGGTACAATGTCGCAAACGTGGTGCTGCTAACTGGGGCAAGAATAAGAAAAAATGAGAGCTCACGAATTTATCACCGAAGATCTACGCAAGTGGTTCAAAGACAAGTGGGTACGTTTTGGGCCAGACGGCAAAATCCGCGGCGACTGTGCTAGAGGATCAGAAAAAGAAGGAAAACCCAAGTGTTTACCGCAGGCCAAAGCACAGGCATTGGGAAAAAAAGGCAGAGCCACAGCGGCTGCTCGAAAGCGTCGTGAAGATCCTGACGCTAATCGCAAGGGTAAGGCCAAGAATGTAAAAACCAAGTAATAGGAGCGAAGTATGAGTACAATAGAACCAGCAACGATTAACAAGTATAAGAACTTAGGATGCAGTTGTGGTTGTGGACAACACTGTGGTATTAGTTGTCTAACTGATGACTGCGATTGTACAGAATGTACCTGTGTTGAATGTCGTGAAAAACCTAGCATATTCAACTATCGCCAGAAGAAGTAATGTTTAAATTAAATCGTATTACCTTGATGCCTAACCCCATCTGTAGTCGCGCAGTGGATGACTTATCTGCTGATGACTTTCTTTATTATGACAAGGATGGGTTTGAACTTAATCTAGCCGAGCAGAAGTATTACAGTGCTATGAATTATCCTATTAACCATCCTATATTAAATCATCGCTGTTGGCAAGAACCTTGGTTTAGTCTACAAGATGAACACCCAAACCTACACTTAGATCACAGTATGTTCCTATGTCGTGCCAGTTATCAAGGGGCTGCTCGTGAGCAACTTCGAGAACTGCAATCTACTGTACCCCTAGCAGGATATCTATTAAAAACCAAACAAAAGTGGGGCTTTGATATTGCTCTAGATGATCAAGAACCTGATGGTGATATGTTTGAAGTCATACACATAGAATACGATAGTTACGACTATGATGAGTTTAGAGATACTATGATGTACATTGAGTATCGTTTCTTTATCATGGATTGGCAACTCGCAGCACAAAAAATTTGGAGCCTGCGAGACAAGTGGCAGCATCTAAAAGGATTTGAACAAAATCACTGGAAGGCAAACTATCTCATAGGATGGGACAAGGCTGAATACACTGAAAAGTCAGTATAAATAATAGCAGTTAATTTAAAAGGTTTTGAAATGAAAAAGTTTCTATTATTATTACTATTACCGTTTGCCGCATTGGCCAACTCTATAGACGATCACTGTGCTCAATTTGTTTTGAGAGGAGCCCCAGTAAGTCCTATCAAATCCAATGATCAATATATCTGCAAAGGAAATTATGCCATACACTATCGATATGATACAAAAACAGCAGAATATGTAGCTCAACATATATTATTAGAAAATATTACAGGACCAGCCAAGCGCAAGGATGATTTCCGTCCTGATCCAGCAGTGCCTAAACAACATCAAAGCCAACTTAGCGATTATGCAGGGTTTCCGTTTGATCGCGGACATTTAAGTCCAGGTGCTGACAATAATCAACATGACCAGATGATGAGTGAAAGTTTCTTCTTATCAAATATGGTCCCACAAGTACCTAATCACAATCGTGGTATTTGGAAACAATTAGAAACAGCGGTTCGCGGTTGGGTTAAAGAAGGCAAAGACATCTACGTAGTCAGTGGCACTATATATGCTCCTGGTTACGGAACTATTGGCGCTAATCGTGTGGGAGTTCCAACACATTTATGGAAGGTTATAGTTGATCGTAAAGGAGTCAAGGCTATTGCTTTTATATTCCCCAATCAACCATTACCGGTAGATGATTTACCTAAATTTGCCACAACTATCGCAGAAGTTGAGCGTGCTACAGGTATTAACTTTCATCCACAACTTCCTCCAAAGTTAAAACACTTAGAAACAACTAAACCAAATTTAAATGATTGGAGTGGATTAAGATAATCATCCTTAGGACCGTTAATCGTTTGGATGATGGGCGGCTGCTGCCCTAAATTAAAGGAGTCGTGCCCAGAGATTTAAAAGTGAGCAAGAATAAAAAGGACTCCTGAGAGTCCTTTTTTAATGGTACAAATAAAAACTTATTTTGCTTTCCAAATATTATATAATACCCAGATCGCTACTAACCCAACAACACCTTCGCCGCCTAGTGTTTTGACGATGCCGGTAACGTTACCAATAACGTCAACTGCTGGTAAGAAAGGAACTGCTGCACCTTTCAATAGTACTTCTAATACGATTAAAAGAGCCAACACGCTAACTAGTGTATCAGCGATTGCACCTGCCCATTTCTTTACTAAAGCTAGTACGTCCATTATAGACCTCCCTAAATGACTAACAATTTCGTTAGCAATTTATTTAGAAAGATGCTATAATATAAGTATTCAAACGGGCGAATTTTGATTGATTTTACCATTAAGTACCCAGTTCTTGACATTTTTAAAAAGAAGTAAATACTTCATCAGGAAAGGCTTATGAAACTTAAAACAAGAAGCATATTACAAGAGCTAAATGAATTAGCAGAAGTACGTAACAAAGATCAACTCTTTGAAAGTCGTGCTACTAATATCATCAACTCAGCTATCAACCTGCTAGAAAGCATACATAAACATTATGATGCTGAGCAAGCAGATGAGCTTGAGCGCCGTTTCATCAATGCTATCAAAGGACAAGATTCAGCCAAATTTACTCGCGGGGTTCGTAAGATTGTAGAATCACGTAGAACAAACAAAAAACTAGAAGAAGACAATGACGACAAAGAATCTATTTGAAGGTGGTAATGTTTTTAAAGACGATGCAGGATCTGTACTAACAGTTCGCATTAACAAAGGAGACGTACTGCCTACGGTACAATGGCTAGAAACAGTTACCGGTCTCGAACTAACAGATTATATGTTAGGCACGACTGGTAAGAAAAAAACTTCAGGTGATCTAGATCTTGCCGTAGATGCTAACAAAGTAAACAAAGATGAGTTTGCTAAAAAACTAGCAGCCTATATTGAAAAGCAAGGTGGGGATCCTAAAGACTGGATCCGTAAGTCAGGAGTCAGTGTACACTTTAAAACTCCAATTCGTGGTGATAAGAACAACGGATATGTACAAAGCGATTTCATGTTTGGTGAACCACAATGGATGAAATGGTCAATGACAGGTGGGCGAGAAGGTAGTGAGCTACGTGGTAGCCATCGACATGTTCTGCTTGCAAGTATTGCCAAAGCACGTGGTATGAAATGGAGTTTCCAAAACGGTCTAGTAAATCGTGAAACTAATGAAGTTATCACCCGCGACCCCAACGAAATTTCTAAAAAACTTTTAGGACAAACAGCAACACCTAAAGATCTATCAGATCCAGAAGCAGTTATCGATTACATTATCAAACTACCTAACTACGAAGAACTAGTAGCAGATGCTAGAGAAACCCTAGACAAGGAAGGTGTACAATTACCCAAGGCAGGCAAAATAGAAAGTTTCGTTTCAGGTAGTGGTGCTTGGTTCCGTAAAATGATTGAAGTGGTTAAATGAGAGCATTTGAATTTTTAACTGAAGCATGGAGCAAGAAATACAAAAGCTCTATCAACTGTGCTAATCCTAAAGGATTCAGTCAGAAGGCTCACTGTGCTGGTCGTAAGAAAAACGAAAGTGTCAACGAAGTAGAAACACCAGCGCCTAAGAAAGTTGGACGTGAGTTCAATCATTTAGAAGATCTAGTGTTCACAGAACCCAAAGGTGCATTAAGAGCTGTACAGATATTAAAAAGTCTAGCACAAGATGCCAAAGACGTTAGTATCAAGTGGGATGGCAATCCTACAGTATATTGGGGAC